TGGGTGTTACCACCCCTCCGCAGAAATTCCGGTTCATCTTTAACATGATCATATTGTTGAACTTCAGAATCCTTTTTAAGCAGATGACGATTTAAACAGATAATATCACATTTATTTTTGAATTACAACTATTTTGAAACAATTTAGTCAACTAAATTATACCATACGTTTTTCTGAACATCTTCTAAACGGAATTTAAGCAGAAGCCGTTTTAAAAATTTCTTTTATTCTAGATTTTTTACAAAATGCCACTTTATTTCTGGCACTGTATTTTATCCGATAATTACCTTTCCATCTTCAATTTCTTTAGTGAGCTCAAATTTTAAATAATCAATGATTGATAGTTGACACAGATATTTCCATGCTCCTCCCGCCGCATCAAAAAGTGCTACATTGCAATTTTTATCTACTCTAAATAAAAACAATTGCTCAGGTTGTATGACTTCATAAAATGTCCTTTGTGGAGTCAGTTTTACAAGCGGTGGTATCGATACCTGAGCTACTGTGGCCACTCCCTCAGTTGCAGTAACTCGTTGTGTGATTCCATCATCCTCTAATGAAATTTCTTGCTTTTTAGAAAGCCGACTGATCAATCCGATTAAATTAGATTTATTTTCTGATTCTAAAAAACAAGTCTGAAGTTGAATGATCATATTTTCAACGGACATATAATGATTAAAATCAATGGTAGGAACCTGTGCTTTTGTCCGGAAAATATGTTCTCTGTTTTTGTTCTGATCATAACTTGACCATACATCAATTTGATTTTCTGATACATTCAAAATCAAAGGCAAATTATGATAATCTTTTTGTAGATTCGTTCGAATATTTTGAATCAAAGCATTTAAATTCTTTAATTCCATGCAATCACATTGTGGAAAATATTCATCAATTCTTTTCAAGTTTCTTTCAGTATAAATGCTGCCGTTGATTTTTGTTTCTAAAACTTTATTATGTTCTTCTGCAAGATCTATTAGATACTGCATTGCTTCTCTTATCATTTTATTTTCTCCTTTTCTTTCTTAATTTAAATGTGGAATGTAAACTTCGGGTACATGGATTTCTCCATCAATATTGATTTGACCAGAAGCAATATCGCTTGCCTCTTGTTGAGCTTTAATAGCTTCTCCTGTTTCTTGATCTAGAACCTCAACATCAAACAGATTAACTTTGATTGGATTAACCGGCTGAAGCTTCGAGGTAACCTGAGCGAGGATAGAAGGATTCTTTCGCTCATGATCTGCTGTGATTTTTAATTTGATTGTGATTTCTCTTACCTTAACAGGATCTGTGTTTGGATCTTGAATATTCTTTAATACTTTTCCATATTCTCGATCTACTTTTTCCAAGATAGATCCATTTCCCATCTCAAGGATGGACTTCTTCTTTTTCTTTGTGTTCATTTGTATTTCCTTTCTATTTCATTTTTTTAATACACTCTTCGCAAAGGACTTTCCCTTGATTGCCTCTGCATACTCTTGGTTGTCTGCAACCATCACATCTGTCTTTAAAAATCATTTTCTTTAATTTCATCTTACATTCCCTCCATGATGATTTTCCTGATGTAATCAACGCCTTTTTGATACACTAAGCTTTTTATGTAAATACAAGTCTCTCCGGATGCTCGTGTATATTTCGTTTCAACTACCCGGAAATAACCTCTGTCTATATATTCTTGATAAGGTAAATTGTTTTCTTTCAAGATCTTTTTATCTCTTAGAATCTTAAATAAATTATTTCTTCCGATTTTATGTATTCCTAATGTTTTAGCCACGGCTTCCATTGGGATTGCGGTTTTAGAATCTGCCACACAATCATAGAAATCAATCTTTGGTTTATTCTCAAGTAATTTCTGATTTAAAGACTCAATCACTTTCTTGCTTGCTTCTAATCCTCTTGCCATCACTCTTTCCAGAGTATTCCATTCCTTTTCTACTTCTATAAAATACTTTCGGATCTCTTTACCCTTTTCGTTTCGGTGCAACATTGCGATTTCTTTAGCTGCATCAATGGTAAGCTGATAGTCTTGAAGTTCTTGCCTTGCTAGGGTGTTAAAAACTTTACACCCTAAATAATCATTCCCCTCAATGAATCCGTATTGCGTCATTCTTTCAAACCATGAACTGAATCGTTCGCTTGCTTCTAAATAATTATGTAGATCTCTTGCTGAAACTGTAATTCGATCTTCATTATAATTAACCTTAAGTATCTCGTTCATCTTTATCCCTCCTCACTGAATTCTCCATTTTTGATTGCATAGCCGGTACAAATGATTCCGACTATAAATGTTCCTATAGCTAACGTTCCAAGAGTAATCCCTGAAATATACACTATTTCCATTTTCTCTCTTTTCCTTTCAGTTCTTCATTTTCTTTCCACTCATCACATGAATCCCATGCATACATAAGTCTGTGATTGGGTCTTTTTCTTTTACAGTGCCCTTTATCCAAGCATTGTATTTCTGACATCACTCTTCCTTTGGATATCAGAATATAATGTTCTTGGTAGTGTTCACATAATTCACATCTTTTTAACCGAATAAGATTTTCTGTCATATAAAAAACCTCCTGTTTCCTTTCTTTTTTACCTTTTTATTTCTTCTTTTCATCATATCTCCCCATTTATATACTTTATTTTATTTTATTTCATTTTCAAAAAATGTCAATATAACTTATTTTTTGTTTTTAATTCTTTTTGCTAAATTTTTATGTACATAGTCATTTCCATATTTAAAGTGTGGAATTTTTCTTGTCTCTCCACCCTTAGCAAGGTTATGACCATTTTCTAATAAATGAGTAAGTCTATACTCTTCCCCACTTGCATATATAACATTCTTTTTTTCTGTGAATGATTCTACTATTGTTTTGACTTTTAATGATTTTTTGTATTTTCCTTTTCTTTCAGATTTTCCAGTTTCCACAGGAGCATTTTCTTTAACAATCTTATGCGCTTCTTTTGATACTTCATCAACAGTTTCTTTCGTTGAATCGATTATTTCATCATTGTACTCTTCTAATATTTTATTGATTTCTCTTGTGAGTTCATCAATTCTTATATTGCTCATACAACCTCATAAGCACTTAACATAACTTTTTCATCATTTATCCATGACTGATGGATTTTTTCCCATACTAAATTATGCTTATTGAAAAACTGTTCTAGTTTTTCTTCCTCTAAGATTGTATCTTTTTTTCTAGTGTAAAGTTCCACAGAAAAACGATTACTTGAATAGAATACTTTATTGTCTGCTTTGAAATTATCTTTTTCATAATTCCAAACTAAAAAAGGAATGGAAACTTGATTACTAAAATGATCAAATTCACTTTGAACTGGATACTTTGAAATCAGTTCATCAAATTCTTGAATACTCAATGCTTGGTTTCCTCAATGTTAAATATATAGACTGTGGCATCGTATCATACTTTGGCTGATACATAACTATCTCATATAGTTTCGTTTCTCCAGTTCTAAATTCTTTTAATTCGATTAGATTATCTCTGGAAATCATGAAATTATCTGGTACAGAAATTAGCCTTTCTATGACACTGCCAGAATCCTTGGCTTTAAAAAAACGTTTGACTCCATAAGTCCTGTTTCCAAAATGAATATTTTTATATAATGTTTCTTTTATAACACCATCATCAACATCTAACACATTGATGATTCCATCATTAAACAATTCTATTTTCTTTTGCATAATTTTTCACCTTTGCATCATTTATAAAAGATATGATTTCTTTTTTATAATTGATTTCAAATTCATGCAATATTTTAGAGCGTTCATACATTACACGAATTAAAAGGAGAGATTGCGCTCTCCCCTCAACTGTATAATCATTTTTAATTCCACTTTTAGAATCAAAATAACTAATAGAATTTCTAATCATTGTCAATAGTTTCTTTTCACTAAATTCATCAATCCATGTTATATCTAAATATGATTTGACTATTTTTAATAATTCATCAGGTACTCCATTCATATTCATACCTCCATATTTCTATCTATGCAGTTGTTGAGTCTTGTGTTTCTGGAACAGTCATAACTCTTACTGTCATAGGTTCTAACTTAGAAATATCTAAAACAATAAAAGAATTATTGTCTAGTGGTTTGCCATTTGCATAAAGTTTAATTAAATAAACTCTATTATCTTCTAAAAATTGATAGTCATCAGAATATTCAATTTTGCCATCTTTTGTCATACCAGCGCCAGCGAAATATCTGTATGCTAAACCTAAGACTGCCTCTCCTTCTGTTACCGCTGCTGATTGAATGATTTTCATTGGAAATGGCATTACATCTTTTCTGTATGTTCCATCTCCACCCATCACTGTTGTAGCAGGGAATACTTTTGTTAAATAGTCTGTTGGATTAACAATCATAATAACATCCTTAACGATACGAGAATTACCTTTTTCATCCTTTGCTAATTTAGATAATAGATTTCCTACTGTTTTAGGTTGAAAATCTTTCACTTTAATAGCAGTTTTCTTAGCATATGTAACACTTTCAGTATCTGTGTTTGCAGTTCCTTTTGATAAATCTGCAATCATTGCAATAGGACCTTCGGCAGTGTTTAAATTATTAACTAATCCATACTCTAGACCATTAGCTAAAGATTCAATCAATATTTTTCTTACATAATTATCTAAATATGAAGGACCTAAATCTAAAATAGATTTTGGTACAGGGATAAATGCAGACAACTTCATTTGAGACATGTTCATTTGCTTGAATCCACTTGTTACTTCTTTTACAATCTCATCATCAATTTCTCCCCACTTTGCTTTTTGATAACCGTTTGTATTTACAAGCCATTTAACCGAAAAACCTGTATTTTCAAAATTGATAGCAGATAATAATTCATGTTCTGTTTCTAAATCTTCCATAACAGAATCAACAATAGTTTCTGGC